TCACGAGGGTTGGGCGGTTCGTTGGCAGGAACTTAATCCTGCTGTTGAATATTCAACAGAATGGGTGCCAAAAAAGGGTGGCGGTTTTGTTGCAACCCTTGCCTTTGCCTTGTCTTACAGTCAACAGGCTTTCGGTCAGTTGAAGAATGAAGACCCAGTCAAGCATGGCGTCATCAAAGGGGTTCGGGACAAGTTCAACAAGTACACTTCTAACAGAATGAAGGACTTGAAAAAGGCGGTTCGGGATTTAAACCCTGAAACAAGAACCAGAACCCAGTCCGACAACTTTGCAACCTTCATCGAAAAGACGATGGATAACATCAAAACACGATGCAAGAATGCAGTTGCAAGGGAAGATTCAACAGCCGACGAACTCAAAACAAGAATGGCAATCGAAGCATTCAAGAATGTGATTAACAAGTAATCACACACCGAACCCAGTCCGAGAAATCGGGCTGGGTTTTTTTTCGTCCAGACCCCCTGATGCCAGTTCTTTGTCTTCGCGCGCGTGTAGGCAAGCGCTTATTTAGCGTTTCAGGGTATAGTGAAATTCCAATATTCCAAAAAGCGATTCCAAGATTCCAACCCGATTCCAATTTTCTGGAACAAATATAGCCTTGCATTTAACGAGATATTTTAAGCAAACCTTAAAGTATCTTCAAGCGTGTTTTTGTTCCAAGATTCCAATTTATCAAATTTATCTGGAACCGACTTTTCCCTTTAAAATCATATAGTTACGCGAATTTATTCCAATATTCCAATATTCCAAAAGTTTTTTTGGTTTCCAGAGAGTTTGACATCGTTCGTCTTTATCAGCTGGTGCAAAATTACATGACGCAAAACTCCCCACAAAATTTTTTCATCTCTCCCAACTTCCCGCAAAACTATTGGAATTCTGGAATACTGGAATAAATATATTTATTCTTCTTCTACTACTATATATATGTTATATATAGGTTTAGTATTTTTCACATTTCTTTTCTCAGTAGTACTTTTCCCTAATTCTAAAAATTCCAACCCAATTCCAATTTCACTCAAATTATTCCAATTTCAACCTCCATATTCCAATTCCGAACCAATTCGCACCAATTACGCATACTTTTCCATTCTTTCCAGATTTGCCATTCAGCCCACCCTGAACGCTTGTATAAAAAAGTAATACAAAGTACTTGTGTTATCAGCATATTGTGTTATAATAGAAACAGGTCGAGGAACATCCTTTGACCGTGCTTGTTTACCGTTTCACGGTGACATGAAAATCAATCAACCAAATGGAGAATGCGATGAAAGTTGGATTTGTTTTGAATCGTGCCATGCGCAAGACTTTGCGCCTTACGACCCAGCGTCATGTGTACAACACTGCGCACACAGACTTGACCGAGACACTGCGCCGCGACGCGTGTTTGACGGACGATGTGCTGTTACAGAATTTGGAGTTCCTTGACCGTGACTACGACCACGACGAGTTCATGGACATTGATAACGAGTACGAGGGCTTGACCATAACCGAGCCGATGGACGAGGTAGAGCTGTTCAGGTTCTGCACTGGCTACGACATCATCTAATTAATCATTCACAGGAGGCTGACATGAAAGTTCGAGCAATACGCCGTAGGGCGAAGACAAAATATGTTTCGATTGGGGGATTCTTGTTTATCCGAGACTGCGCAGTCAAACGCTGTCGCACATACGAGTCGGGGTGCATATCGTGTGCCTTTTGGCGCTTTCGGGATGTGCATGGGCGGTTCGTCTACAACGAGGACGAGATGCGTAGCTTTTACAACGGAGGCTGACATGGGATATCGTTCAGATGTTTCTTACCTGATACTGTTCCCTGACGAGGCGCGGTATCACATCTTTTTGACCACTGCCCGAACATTATCGAATCAGCCCATTGTGAATGACGAGATAGCGCACATCAACGGACAGAAGCAGTGGGGTGACATGGTGCGCGCGTTGGGCGAGACGGTGCATGGCGTAAGCATGTATAAGGACAGCTACCTGCACATCGACCGTGAGTACTATGCGTTCCCTGCGATTGCGTTCAAGGCAGAGAGCGTCAAGTGGTACGAGAACTACGAGGATGTTCATGGGCATGAGTCGTTGCTCACACTGGCGAAGCTTGGCGCAGAGCAAGAGGATATGCCGTACTCTGTCGGGAGAAACACCACATCGAATATGACGCCATGCACATACGACTTCTTGCGTGTGGGCGAGGACGATGAGGATGTGGAGAGACGCCGCGGTGGTTGTCATGTGGCGTTGCCCACCCATGCGATGTACATGAGCAGAAGCATCGTCTGTCGTGAGGCGATGAAGACTATGTTTGATAAGGAGGATGTATAAAAAAGTCAAGCAAACAACTTGGTTTATATGTCAAGTTATGGTATAATGAAATCTGAGTCGGGGAGTAATTACAGAGGGTGGTTACTTACTGATTCACGGTGTCCTGAAAATCAACCAACTGGAGAATGCAATGGGAAAGATGAAACAAATTTCAATTCTGATTGACGAGGCAATAGCAAATGGTTTATTACCTGACCCTGTGGCTATTCAGCCTACCGTCTTTGTGATGGTGTGCGATGAAGCGCCTGTCGGTGTGTATGTGGATAAGCAGACTGCCGAGTACGAGATGCACCTGTGCATACAAGGCGACTTTGAAGAGATGGGTGTCGTGTCCCACTACGAGATACGCGAGATGCCGTTAGTCACGCACCGTCTATAACTGTTCAGGGAGACATGAATGACCAACCGAATGAAACCATTGTGTGTTCGCTGTGGCGATACATACTCAGCCAAGCGTGCGAACGCTGGCTATCAGCTATGTTTGTTGTGTGGAGAGGCGGACGCACAGGCTCGCAGGCATACCATTGCCCCGATGCACAAGTCCAACTACATGCTCATTACAAACATGGAAGACCTCAAGGGTCTGAACAACAAGGGCGGGATGTTCCGCTAAAACTTTAACTGGAGAACTTTATGAACTTTGAACTTGAAAAGCCCAAGCACCTCATCAGCTTGGCATCGTCCGCTGTGATTGTTACTGTCGAAGTCAATGTGTGGACTGCCACCAAGCAAGACCGCGCCATCTCTAACGAGGTCACGACTGCCAAGCGAGCAAGCGCAGACGCAGGCAAATTCACACAGAACTTGCTCGCCAACTCGCCCGAACACAAGGCGCTGTTGAACTATCGGCAGACCGTCTATAACTGGCTTCAGCGTTGCACATACGACTGGGCTGGCTCGGCTCGGTTGTTGCCCACCTTTCACATTGAGAAGTTTATGCGTGAGCTGGGTGAACACAAGACAGCGTTTCAGGGTCTGCTGAACAACTTCATAACCAAGTACCCTGACATCGTGTCGGATGCGGCTTTCAAACAGGGGGACATGTTCGACCGTTCATCGTACCCTGAACCCAAAGATATTCTTAGACGATTCCAAATCAAGGAATTCATCTCCGATGTACCCAAGAACGACTTTCGCACAGGCGGTATCGCATCTGCCATCGCTGACGACTTGCAACAGCACTTCAGTATGCAGACCAAAGACATTGTCAATAATGTTATGGCAGACGCAAGCGAGAGACTTCTGGTGATTGCAGAACGCATAAGTTCAGCCTGTGCTGAACCTGAGTTCAACGACGACGGCAAGACCAAGCGCAAGAAGATTTACGACACAACCGTGAGTCAAGCCAAAGAGCTTTGCGAGACTTTGAAGCACTTTAACTTAACAAATAACAGCGCATTGGAGGACGCGCGGGTACAACTGGAGGAGGCGTTGCGCGGTGTGACCACGGAGGAGTTGCGTGAAAGCGCATACGAGAGACGCAAGGTCAAGGACAGCGTAGACGACATGCTGAGTAAATTCAAACCACTGAGGATATTCAATGACTGATTTAGAACTTTTTCTGTTGATAACGAATGGCATCTTGCTGTTCGTTTGTTACAAAGAACACGTCATGCGCGGCAGAGCAGAGTTTACCGTGAAGATGTTGCACATGCTTATCGGGCGTGTCGGCATGGGTCACGCTACTGTTGAACAAGACGGCAACGGCGGATACAGCATCGAACCAACGGAGGCTGGCATCAAAGCGGCTTTCGAAGAAATCACCTCACCCTGAACAACTAACTGGAGAATGCAATGAGCAAAATCAATTTCGCCCCAATGGTTTCCATCGACGAAGCCAAGTCCATCATCGGTGCAATCGGTGATGAAGTTACATGTATCTTGGTGTCAGAGCCAGGTGTTGGTAAGTCATCTGTACTTTCAGGTATTGCTGAAATGAACGGTGACCAATGGCGCAAGGTCGGGGATGACTATGCGGCAGACAAGTATGACTACATCTATGTGGACGCACCTGTGAAAGACATGATGGATGTTGCGGCATCAATCCCCAATCACCAAAGCAAGTCTCTTGAGTACTATGTGTCGTCTCTGTTCAAGCTCGACAACGGCAAGCCCAAGGTCATCATGATTGACGAGGCGTTCAAAGCTCCCAAGCTCATGCAGATTATCTACACCCGCCTGTACTTGGAGAGAACAATCGGTGACACACCGTTGCCTGTCGGGTCTATCGTGTTCGGTACAAGTAACAATGCATCGGACGGTGTGGGCGACAGCTTGCTCGGTCATGTGGGTAATCGCATCTGTTTGTTGAATGTGAGCAAGCCAACCCATGAGGAATGGTTGCGTTGGGCAAACAAGAACGGCATCTCTCGCTTGACTCGGGCATGGGCGGCTATGAACCCACGGGCATTCAAGTCATACCTTGACCCAGACCAGCAAGACAATCCATACATTTTTAAGCCATCGTCTACGAACAAACAGTTCGTGTCTCCTCGGTCATTGGCGAAATCATCTGTGGTCATTGAGCGCAAGCACAAGTACAGCGAGAACGGCATGATGGTGGCGTTGTCAGGCATCGTTGGTGAATCAGCGGCTAAGAGTATGGCGGCATTCATTGCGGTCGAGGACAAGCTTGTCAAGTATGAGGATGTTCTGAAAGACCCGTCCAAGATTAAAGTCCCTGACGAAGTGGCTGTCCTTGTGCAGATGTTGTTCGAAGCCATCGACAACATTGAGACTCAGGATGCCCTGAACAGCTATATGGAGTTCGTCAACCGTATCAAGCACAGCGAGATTCAGTCCATCTTCTTCACCATGATGATGCGTACTAAGCCTCGCGTTGCGCGATACAACCAACAGCTGAGTACTTGGGCGGCGGCTAACCACATCTACATGGGGTGATGTATGAAAACATGGAGAGGTGTGGTGGTGTTCAGATACTACCAAGAGATTGAGTTAGAAGCCGAGTCAGAAGCCGAAGCCAAGGCAACCATGTGTGACATGTTTGATTTGAGCAAGGCAGATGGTGAGTGCGAAGTCTTGGATATTGAGGAGATTGAATGAGTAGAGAAAGCGTTGCGTTGACCGTCGTCTACACCGTAGCGATGGTCGTCATTTGTTTAGATTTATTTGTTTGGAGGATGTAATGGAAATCACACAGGAAGTCCGCATCAAGCGCGGACACATTGCCATGATGAAGCACCCTGAGACTGCGTTGTACTCAGGCGTGATGATGATGGGTGAAACATCAGTCGATGATAAGCCTATCACTGCGTACACCGATGGCGTAAACAAGCGTTACGGCAGAGCCTTTCTCACACAAATGTGCAAGGAAGACGCAGAGGTCAACGGCATCATCTTGCACGAGAACTTGCACATCGTGTTGCGACACACGATATATGGCAAGGACATGTTCATGGAGAACAAGGACAGAGCCAACCGAGCCGCTGACTATGTCGTCAATGGCATCATCATGGCAATCAAAGACAAGAAGTTGGTCAAGCTCCCCGATGGTGGCTTGTACGACCCACGCTTTGACAACATGAACATGCGTCAGGTGTACAACATCCTGAAGGACGAGGAAGGTGGAGGCGGTGGTGGCAAAGGTAAGCCCGACCCGAACGGTGACCCATCCAATGGTAATGGTTCAGGAGGGGGTGAATACCAATTCGACGAGCATGACTTCAGCGCTGACATGACTGACGAAGAGTTGAAAGAGATGGACGGCAAGATTGACCGAGCCATCCGAGAAGGCGCAATCCTAGCTGGGCGCTTGGGCGTTGACTTGCCACGAGCTATCACAGAGATGCTTGAGCCACAGGTTGATTGGAGAAGGGAGATGCAAGACTTTGTGTCGTCTACATGCAAGGGCAAGGATGAGTACACATGGCGCAGATTCAACCGTCGCATGTTGCCCAATGACATTTTCTTACCAACTGTGGAGAACGAGACTATCGGGGAGATTGTTGTACCCATTGATACATCGGGTTCGATTGGTCAAGACCAACTTAACGAGTTCGCCTCAGAACTGGTTTCAATCGCTGAAGCCGTGCGACCCGAAGCCATCCGCATTTTGTGGTGGGACACCAAGGTTCACGGTGAACAGCTCTTCACGGACAACTATGAACAGATTGGTTCTTTGCTCAAGCCACTGGGTGGGGGTGGAACTAGAGTTTCATCTGTCTCTGAATACATAAACAAGAAGAAGATAAAGGCAGAGTGTGTGGTGGTCTTCACCGATGGGTACTTGGAGAATGATGTGAAGTGGGACATCAACAGCCCGACTCTGTGGTTGGTTACTCAGAACAAGGGGTGGATACCGCCCGCTGGCAAGGTAGTGTTCGTTAATAACTGATGGAGGAATGCAATGACTTTCTATGATGTAAAGCACAGACAGTATCAAGACTACATGAATGATGTAGAGAAGGTGAAACCGTATCGGGGCAAGGTGGCAAAAGCCTATCCGCTTGGTAACAGAAAATATTCTGCAAGACACTTCACTGTGGGTGAGGACGGAGTTGTTTCTGTATGGAACAGTTCATTCACTTACCTAGAGGACACAAGGGAGGGCGAGACTCAACCACGCCGTGAGACGGCAATGCCCCATGCGTATGTATATCCTGACAACACCATTGAAATCCTAAAGTCTTGGGATGTGGCAATGCTTTCTAAAGTGGTTGGGCATCACGTGTGTCATAGCTTGAAGTATGGCGGGACTATCGTCAGAGATAGTGAGTACAGATTGCATCCTCTGTTCAAAGGAGCGCGTATATCGCTTACGAACGGCAAGATGGTAACGCCTTATGAATGGTATCACCCCACCGTGAATCGCAAAAGAGCAAAAGAACATTTGATGACCTACGAAGACCTAAAGAAGTTACACCCGATGTTCTTGGACTCAATGAATAGCGACGGACTCAAGGGAATTTTTGATGACTTTGATAAAGAGTTGGGGGACAAGTGGCAGAACAGTAGGTTCTTTAAATTCAATAAGTTTGATGAAATGGTAAACGCCAAGCGGTACGCAGATGCCGCAGTGTATATTGCAACGCACTCAAAAAATTGGTGGTGGGCGAGTTACCGAATTGATACAAACGATGGAAGGTTTGTAGAGCACGTGAAGAAATTCATGACAACAGAATTTGACAAATGGATTTACAAGAGAGGAGGGACACAAGTGTTTGACTACACCTTGATAGAAAACATTAAAAGTTCAAAGTGGACTCCCATCGTGAAGTCCAACGGTCAGGTAGTAGAACGTATTTAATTTAACCAACAGGAGAATGCAATGAGTAACATGGAAAAGATAGTTTCACCCTATGGTGACATGCAATCAGCAATTGATGTATTAAACGCAAACCCAACAATCGCAAAGTTCGCGTACGAGTTTTGCACAGAGTTCAATGTGCAAGTGCAAGCAAGGTCGAGTGACTCAATGAAGGTATTCTCTACTGAAGGTGTCAAGCTCGGTATCATTTATACAGAGACACATCGTTCAAACTCAACTGGCGCGAACGAAACAGTTTACTTCTTTGAGTCAAATAACATCATCAAGAAAGCCAAAGGCACATCGCGTTCTAACTCATACACGAGGGACGCCAACAAAATTAAATCTCTTATCGCAAACCTCAAGAAGAACAAAGAGATTCCCCAAAGCAACGCTGTGTATGAGGCGTTCAAGAATGCTATCAAGTATGGCTTTTCAGTCGTAGCTAATGCTAGGTCACCATCAGTATCTATCAAAGATTCGTTGACGATAGATTTAATTGAGTACGCATTACTTGACAAACCTATTTCAACTGAACACAATGAAGAACTAGCACAAGCTTACAAAGACTATCAGTTAGAAATGAAGAAGTTCTTATCAAGTACCAAAGAGAAAAGCAGATTCGCTCAAGGCGTGAAAGCCATTGGCATATTTCGGGAGAATGCCAAATCTTATTACCTTGTCGGTGAGGCTGACTACATCAACGGCGATGTAAACATTCACGGTGACCTGAAACGTTATGAAAGTCTCAAGGATGAACCTGAGTTCAGCTCAGATATCTTGATGATAAGAACATACATGCAGGCACAAAACAGCTGTGACGATACCAACGAGTTTGGTCTACCGCGCAGAGACATTTACTATCCTGAGATTGATGTATCCACTGGGTATTCAAGCGATGAGTTGTGGGTGCTGTTGCCTAAGACCGCCCCATGAGAAAAGGCTATCACCCGATAACACATAGCGTGTTGGACTTTAGCTATCGTGTACCAATGTGGACGGCTGATGACGACTACGAGATAAGTGTGGGTGAAAACCATTCAAGGATGTTCACCAATGAAACACTACCTGACCGTGTCAAGACAGTCATATCCATGATTAACGCATACCCAACAAGGGATTATGCGGATTGGGAAATCAACCCGATAAATGTGTACATCAATCATCAAGACCCCGCACTTGACGAGATTGGTTGGCGTATCAATCGTGGCATGTATATGCTTGTGTTGACAAATGAATTCTTGGAGGACATATCAAATGGCGGACACACCCGAAGCAAAAGTAAAGAAGAAAGTAAAAGCAGTGCTTGAATCATTGGGCGCGTACTACACCATGCCCGTGGCTGGCGTATTTGGTCGTTCAGGTGTCCCTGACATCCTATGTTGTCTTAACGGACGGTTCGTTGCGATTGAGTGCAAAGCGAACGGTGGCAAGACGACGAGGTTGCAGGACTCAAACTTGAACGCCATTTGCAAAGCAGGGGGCATCGCACTTGTTGTCGATGAGACAAATTTGGGTTCACTGGGGGCTGACTTATTAAAACTGGTATCAGGGGGCTGACATGTGGGATGTACTTGTTACTGTGACTTTGATGTTGTTTGGAGCTTTCATGGTGGTGGTTGTTGGCGCAGTGTTTATTGCGGCAATTTATTTTTTACAAAATGGGGGTAGGGATGATTGAACCGACAACACCTGAAGAGGACGAGGCGTTCGATAACATTGAACGACTGAGCAAAATAGCACAAGACTTGGTTAGACGACAGACAGAATTGTCACAGGCACGCAACAACGTCATCGAAGAAGTGGCACAGCGTTTTGAAAAGGCGCGTGATGGATGTTCACCTGATGACATCATGGGCAGACGATGGATGGACAGTGCCGCAGAGCTTGTAAGGAGTATGAAGAAATGAACGATAAACCAATAGAGCAAGCCAAGACACAGCAAGAGTTCTATGACGAGCTACGAAATGGTGTTATCGAAGAAGTGGCAGTAGCCATTGAGAAGTTGACTGGCTTTGGTCACCAATAGAGCAAGCCAAGACACAGCAAGAGTTCTATGACGAGCTACGAAATGGTGTTATCGAAGAAGTGGCAGTAGCCATTGAGAAGTTGACTGGCTTTGGTCAAGACACCATTAGCAGTTTTGCAATCTACATTCGGGAGATGAAGAAATGAGGAATGAAGAAATGAAAAACCCACCAGCATTTCCAACTACAAAACCTTTGGATTCTTGGGGTGACCCAAATCAAGGCATGACATTGCGTGACTACTTTGCGGCCAAGGCTATGCAAGGCATGATGGTTGATGTTGAGCAACCACGCTGTGATTACATTGCAGATATTGCTTACGAAATGGCAGACGCAATGATGAAGGCAAGAGAGCAATGAGCTTCAGAACCACCACCGTCAAATACATCAAAGAAGTGTTGAGGGCTAGGACGATTCACGAAGTCATTGCCAATGAACTGCGTGAAGCACACCTGCGCAAGCTGGAAGCTGAGACTGCGGCTGAGTATGCGAATGCGGCTATTCAATACAACGAACAACGGATTGCACGGCTGATGGCAAGACTGACCGAGCATACGGAAGAAGGAGACTACACATGATTGATCGGCTCATACTCAGCGTGGCGCTTATGGCAACAGGATGGAATGGCTTGTTCCCCGAACCCGCGCCGCCAGTGGAAAAAACGCTGAAGCAAAAAGCAAAAGAACGACAGCTAAGTGAAATCTGTCTGAGAAAAGACAAAAGACACCAAACTGATACTGTGAAACGTATATGCAAACGATGGAAGGAGCAACAAGGTGCTTGAGGTACACAACATCAACGGCAGACTTACGACACGCAATGTTTGGTACACGACCGATGACTACGGCACGTTATGGCGATTTGTTGTAACAGAAGGCGGTGTTCGATTTTGGTGGGATGCAATTCATGAAACAGCGATGATGAAGATTCTTGGGTACACAGACTGGAGTAGGACATGATGGATGAAAAAGCAATTCAAAAAGCGTGGGCCATGATGTCCAAGCACAACAACGAACTGTTACTTGAGAACGAGGAATTAAAGAAACAACTCATGCGAAAGAGCTTGTGGTACGCAGTCAAGCGAGCGATCAACATCTGGAGGGGGAAAGAATGATTGAAGCAATCAGAACATTTTTTGGGAAAGTGCGGGGTGAGCGTGGCGAGCGTAAAACAATTGTCAATCAAGGCTTGGTCTACAGATGCACCAAGTGCAATCTTCTTTTTTTAACCAAAACAGCAGGAGAGCAACATGACTGCCTGCGGTGTTAAACAAAAACGCTTTGCGAAGCGCCAATGTCACAGAGGGTGTTCACAAACTACGGCAGAAGAACCCATCTCACGGAACACTGCATGGCTTAACAAAAAAGCGTTTAAACATCAAGCAACCAGAAATGATGAGGTCACCAAATGCCAAGGCCAAAAAGTGAAATAACAGGCTCAACCAAAGGAATTGGTATGAGGATGTCTACATGGGAGCATGAGACTTACATGGCTTTAGGGGGTAATAGGTGGCTCAGAGCGTTCTTGAAACAAAAAAGAATTGAAATGGTTAAGGAGGCGCACCAGAAGCCGCCTCTGTCTTTGAAGGAAATAAAATGAGAGTTTATATGGTAGCCAGCAACAATGGCTCACGTTTGGTCAGAGCAGGTCACAGAGCGCAAGCATTGCAGTTTGTAGCCGCTCAGGATTACACAATCAGGGTCGCCTCTCAGGATGATCTGATCAAGTGCCTGTCCGAAGGCAAGACTGTTGAAACGGCGGTTGCGCCAGACCAAACCAAGCTTGAATTGGAATGATTGTTAGCATGACTCCATCCGAGTCTGCTATAGCATTGACCTTGGCGGTAATGAGAAATACCACCGCTAGGGTCAATGGAGTAACAGACAAACAAATGGGTAAACAAAACCCAATTGAAATAGATCGGGACGGCATTCTTGCGGAGATGGCATTCGGGAAACAATTTAATTTGTATCCTGACTTGTCTGTATACCCTCGCAAGGGAGGCGCTGACCTGATCACTCACGCTGGCTTAAAGGTAGACATCAAAGCCACCAGATATAAGTCTGGAAGGCTTTTGATTCACATTGATAAGCCGGTGGAGGAGGTGGATATTTATGTGCTTGGTATAGTTGACAACGACACTGTTGACTTTGTTGGGTATATAAAATCTGAAGACGCAATCCAACCGCAGAATTTAAACGACTTAGGTCATGGTTCGGGTTACGTTATCGAGCAAGCCAACCTTAAAAAATTTAAGGGCGATGCAAAATAATATTAAATGGGAACTGGTGAGAAACAAAATTGAAAAACAACATTACTCAGCCATTGCTGGACTGGGATGCTCACTCTGTCGCCATCTTGGCTACGGTGAAACTCCGTGTGAAATCCACCATATACGAAGAGCAGGGAAGCGAGACAACGCCCCTGTCATTGGACTATGCCCCGAACACCACAGAGGAAACAGCGGAGTCCACGGCTTAGGTCGGAAAGCCTTTGAGAGGAAATACAAAACCTCCGAGGAAGAATTGCTTGTTAAATCCCTAGAGATTCTGATAGCCGCAGGTGTTGGCGGGCCACTCGTGCAAGCTGGGCTTGAAGCTCGTTTACACGCCTTAACCGCTCATCTGGCGGAATATTCTGGCTATTCTGTATCAACCTGATTTGGCTGTTGATCTTGCCCATGTTGTCGGCAATTCGATTCAAAGCAGGGGCGGCACGGAGTAGTTTGACCTTGTCTTCGTCAGCATAAATCTCTTTGATGGCCTCGTAAGCGCCAGAGGACTTGTAGTCTTTGACTGCCGCAGAGACTTCATTTGCTGTTCTGTACAACTCATAGAAGTCGCCCACCACCTTGTCCCTTGTGGGGTCGGTGATGAAGGATTTGAAGAACGGTTGCTGTGCAAGGTTCTTGTCCATTGGGGTTTCGCCCTTGACCTCAGTCACCGCCTTATCAACCAAAAAGGTCGTGAAGGTTCCCCATTCAGCAAAGTAACCTTGGATCAGGTGATCAAGCTTGGCTGGTGAAAGACCGAGCTTTCCAAGTCCAGCCTCGCTCAATGCCTTGGCTGTCTCAGATGCCCTGCGTCCACGCAACTCAACAGGAAGCTTGGACTCACCAATGCTTTCAATTGGACTGAATGTAAACAGCGAGTAGTTGGTAATTGCTTCAAAGGCGGGTTTAAACAATTGAGGCAACGGAACCGCATCCCCGGGGAGGCTATTCAAAAGACCAGACCTGTAGGAGGCAATGACTTGCTTGCCTGTGCTGTTTCCATTCAAATAGCGAACCATCGCCTCTGGAACTGTCTTGAGCAAGAAGCCAACTTCAAATGGGGTTGGGATTTTGATGAATCCATCGCCAAGTGGATTGGTGATAAGCCAGTTGTTGTCACGGATGTAGTCGGGTACTTTCTTGTACTCCTCATCATCTTGCATCATCATGGCGTAGGCAATGCTCATTAGACTCATCATCAATGCTCTGCGTTTAAACATTGCACGGGCCTCTGCTCGCTCCTTGGGCGGGAGTCCGTATCCAGTTGCGGCTTTGTATAAAACATCCAAGCTGGAGATTGCGGCAGACAAGAATGGAGTCATGTGACGCAATGCGGTAAGGACTGGCGAGTTGCCACGCACCGCAAAGTTGATCGACTCACGAGCCTTGTACACGGCTTCATTGGTGGCATCAACATCGTTTAAACCACGAGCCAAAGCTTCCTGCTTGGCTTTTTTGTAGATTGCCACACGAGTTGCCGCATCAGATGCCTCATGCATTTCCATCAGCTTACTGAGCATGGCAGAGGTATTGCCTCTACCTGAGAACTTCTGACCAGCGGTTTCCAAGAAGTCTTGCAAGTCCAATGTGGAGTCAACAGGGCCAATCACGCCACGCTCTGCAAGCAAGCGAGCTTCTGCCGAATCTCTTCTGAGGATGCTGATGTATTCCTTGGCTGAGTGCAAAGGAGTCACCAAAGGACTATTGGTCAAGGCGGCTTGGATTGGGTCACGAATCAACTGGCGAATCCAGAACATTGGGTTTAACAAAGCGCCAGCACGAAGAACACCTGTTGCACCCGAAATCGCCTTCATCAACCAGTTAAGCTCGTAGTGCATGGACTCAAATGCGGCTACATCGTTCGGGTTGTCAACCACCACAGAGACAATGCCTTCCTTGTTGGCTTGCGGGTGGTTTTGATCTTTGTACCGCAAGTTGATATCTCTGTCGTTTGGCGTGGTGATCTTTGCCAATCCAAGTCCGCTCAATTGCTCAACTGCAACCTTGCGGGTCTGGTTCTGGTAAGCGCCAGCCAGCATTGAGGCGTACTGCTTACTGACGTTCTCCCAGATGTTGCGGAAGAGTTCAGCGCCCTCTAGCTGATGGGTCTTGGCTACGCTCTTTGTTCCTTTGTAAGAGTGACCAAAGCCCTCACCCATGCGCTCTTCCATGTCAGCAATGGAGGCGGCAAGGGATACATAGGATTTCTTGCCACGATACTCGCTGGCGGTCTTGGCATCCAGCAAGCCAACCTTCTCCCATAGATCAACCAGTGAGGTGTTTACATTTTTCCAAATAGAGAAGATGTCCCTGAGTTCTGGGACGTTCTGCATTTGTTGCTTTGCCCATGCAATCTGGGCCGCATCAACTTGCTTCTCTCTGTTTAAATGCTTGTCTGGAGGATTGACGGCGTTGTGCGCCGCATCCTCTTGCATGATCTCTTCACCACGCAAGGCACGAGCAACTTCAGCAACGTACCCACGACCGTCAAGACCAGAGTCCTTCACATACTGATTGTTGTTTAAACCGTCTGCCAGCAGTTGGCTGTTTGCCAAGTTGTTGACCGCATCGTTCTTGATGATGATGGAGCCATCGGTGTTGAGTACAGGTACACCGCTTGTCAAACCATTTTTGATCAGGTTGATGGACTGCGCTCTTGCACGGTTCAACATATCAGCACGAAGCTGACCCTTGCTGTCAAAGATGGGCAGGTTCTGCAACCGCTTGGTCAAGCCAGCATTGGGGTCAACCCAGTTGATGCGAAGCTTTGTCCAAAACTCGTTGGGGTCTTTGTGAAAGACCTCATGCACATCATTTGCCACTTTTTGGATTTGCTGTCCCGCTGTGTAAACAGGTGTCTGTGCAGTCAGTTGCTTGGGGGGTGCGTTGAGCGCAAAACGGATGTCAGGATTGGTAACATCAAATGCTCCTTTGTTGCCTGTAGCAGATTTAACAGAAGTTCCTTTATTCCATGCGTATACATCACTACCATAGGAATAAAGTTTTTCTGGGTCAACGCTACTTTTAGCACGGGGGCCAATATCAACTACTTGTCGAGCAACCAATACAGTACCCGCTGGCAGGGCTTGCGCTCGGCGATCCATCTCAAAGTAATTAAAACGGCGGCTACCATACTTATCGACAGTTACAGGGAATTCAATTAACTTATCCGCTTTAATATACAACGGAGTGACTGCACCGGTTTCTTCAAAATCAGCCTCTGGATTAGCATAGCTACTCGCTACATAGGGGGATGAAGAGCCAAATGCGGCGTACCCTTTCCGTGCTTCTGCGTTCAATGCGCCTTCCGCTATACCATTTTTCTCTAAACCAACCACCCCCCGATAAACAACAAGTGGGTTACCGTTTCCATCAACAACTTTGCTGTCGCCAAACCACCGTTTAAACTCAGGCGTATTGGTTGCACGGAGGCTGAAGCGGATGTCAGGGTTATCGATGCTGTATGTGCCAATGTTGCCTGTGGCAGATTTGACCTGTGCTGGGTCATAGACAGCCAAATTCTTTCTGCCGCCTTCAAGCACAAAGAAGCCATCGTGACCAAGCTTCTTGATTGCGTTTTGCACTTTCTCTGACTCTATCGTGTTCCAGTGACCACGCTCAATAAAGCCACGATTCTTGTCACCATACTTCTTCTCGCCCTCTTTCAAGAAGCGGTTGTATTCTGGCTTGTTCAGTTCTTTGGTAAGCGCATCGACTTGTTCTTTGTTTCCAAAATCAAATGGGTTATCCGAACTGACAAACATTGGAATAATGTTTTGGCGAGTCGGCAATTGATTCTTCAAAACATATGTAACTTCTTGCTCAATTGAAGGTGGGATAAAACCAAAAGTCACATCATTTTTGCGAGCAACATTTGCCCCATCCATGATGTACTTGTTTCTCTCTTCTGGTGTCGCTCCGTTGAAGAGTTCTTTGATCATGTAGGCTTCGCTTGCATCTCCAAAGTCTTCTGCAAATGTTGGGTCAGAAGTCAAGAAGATGGCGTTAGCTTGTTTGGGCTTGAACTCAGTGATGTCACGAGCAGTACCGTGGAACATGACTAGAGGATTGCCTTTGTAATCCACAATTTTGCTGTTACCAAACCAGCGTTTAAACGCAGGAGTGTCTGGCGCTTTAATTCTGGATGCTGGCTGGCGCAAAGAGAATTTAAATTTTGTAGCGATAGGTGCGGAGGGAGGCAGACTTCCAAGCTGTTGCTCAGGAGTCAACTCTTCCATCAATTTGCGCATAGGAACATCTGTCAGCGGATCACCGCTCAATGCATATTGAATAGGTGGCAGAGCCGCCTTCTGAATGGCATAGGGGCGATCAATCAAAGGAATGGCTTCAACGCCTTTGGTAAAGTTCTGCCAAGCATTTTGCAAGCGAGTCTCAGCAATTAGCGCCCATTTAGCCATTGGGTCTTTGGTAACTGCCAAATGGTTACGAGCGGCGGTAAGCTCACCTCTTGGCCCAAACTCCGCTGGAGTCAAGTTGTGGGCGTAGTAGTCATGGACTGCACGAAGCAAGTCGTTGTACAGCATGGGGTAGCCGTTGGCATCCTTCAGGCCAGAGTCTTTGAGCAAAGGATGGGACTTGAAGTTTGATCCCTTTGGGCCAAATGTGTCGGGCGATGTTTTGTAAACCTTAAGTCGGTTGTTTAAATTGACATCGTCACGCATGGCTCTACTGCCAAGCTCTTTGGGGTATATGTCTTTGTTGTCTGCTTCAATGCGAGCAAGCAGTCCACCCTTCTTTTGCCAATCGGAGTCTGGTACACCGTAGTGGTCTTGCAAATACTTGATGGCGCTGTCGGCTTCAGCCTCGGTCATGCCACGAGTCAAGTCGGCTTTGAGTTCTTCAACTCCCTTTTTGCTAAAGTAGTTATAGGACTTGCCATCCATCATCACATCAGTGACAACCTCAATCTTGATGGGGAGTATCTTGTACTGCTCAATCAGTTCACGAGTAAGAGCGGTGTATGCCCTGCGGACAATCGGACGCTTGAGATCGTTGTTGGGCAATGCCTCAAAAATTTGGGCAAGGCTTTTTTGCGCCGCAATCTCGTCCTTGTTTAAACCCTTCTGCTTGAACCCAGTGACAGGCTCGCCTTTGAAGTATTCAGCAATTAGCTTTGAGCTTCGGGTGTCGTGAGCTTGCTTGGGACGAACGTCACCTGCAATTGATTCATATCCAAGTCTGGCTCCGTCTCCAGTTCCATAGACGTAGAGCCGTTCAACACTTGGTTTGACCGCTTTATCGCTTCTGCCCACCACTCGGGCGAGGGCCTTGTCGAGGGATTTGACTTGCTGGATGTATTCTTCATAAGCCTTCTCTGTGTTTTCAAATGGGTCTACAAAGTAGGTGGTGGCAGTCCACTGGGTCTTGCCGTCCTTTTCTTTGCCAGCCACGGTGATTGCTGGGATACCTGTTTCTTTGATGATCTCTGCAAGCTCGTCATTTGTCAACTGGCGATTGATGCCCATCTTCCATACGTTGGTAGCATATGAACCATCGCCAAAGTCGTGACCAAATGGATATGCCGTAGCCTGACGGACATGAACTTGTTGTTGATTAAAGTTGGTTGCAAACCTTGCCAGTGCCGCCATAACTTCTTTGCGGTCTGCCTCTGGAAATGCAAGAGAGGCATTGATGGCTGGCTCACGCTCGGAACCATACGCACCCATGACAGGCTCAATCTTGACCTTGGCAGATGCACCACTGAGCAAATGCTCAAGGTGCGCCTTGGCTGTGTCTTGCAACACGGCATAAGCTTTCTCATCTCCGCTCATGGAGCGTTGATATAGCTCGTTTAAACCGGGTATGCTGGATGTGACATTTGAGAGGTTAACCGTGATCTTTTCACGAATGTCTTTCTCTTCACGCAGTCTTACGCCACCTTCTGGCTGATAGGACTTGTCATAGCTAGAGCCACCTTCTGCAATGGTTTTGCCAGCGTCACTGCCAACCCATTGGGGGTCTTGCATACCGCCAGCAATCTTGATGATCTTCTCTCTGGCTTCATCAAATGTTTGTTCGCCATTCTTGTACTTCGTCCACTGCCCACGGATGGGGGCCTTCATGGTGGCTTTCATATTTTCATCGAACAAGCCACGCACAGCCTCCCAAGTGATGGACTGCATCTCTCTGGCCTTCATGCCAACCTGCTTGGCGGCATCACGATAGGCATCAGCAATCAAGCCATATGTACCACCAACACCAATGTTGTCGGCAGTGCCAGTTGCTCCAAAGTTTTGTGCAACAGCCAAGTCAGTGCCAGCCAAAGCTTCAAACAAGCCAGCCGCCACGGCGTGGGTGTCAATGGTCACATGGCTGATGTCGCTGTTGGGGGCAACGATGTTGTTGTAGAACGAACGAATCTTATGTTCAAAGCCAAGCTGTTGGCTGATGTTGTCTCTGCCGCCGTCACGGTAAATGCTGACTGATTTTTCAATAGGATCGTAGGTAGACCACATCATGGTGGATGGCTTGATCTCGCCCTTCTTGTCAGGCATATTCATCACCAGCCCACCAAAACCGCCCTCTGGAGTGACGATGCGGTAGGTGCGAGACTGGTAGGCTTCATCGTAGGCACGGACAAAGGCGGCGGCAGACTCAATGTCCATGTCCTTAAGCTTTGCTCCAGACTTGGCTACCTTCTCAATCTTCTTGTATGCAATCTCACGCTTCTCACGCTCTTTGCGGTCTGCAATGCTTTTGACATAACTCTGGGCGTACTTGAGCATATTCTCATCCCAAGCCATGTCTCCACGCTTGGCAAGAATGTCGATGGCACGTTCAGCCATTGATACGTTCTGAAACCAATCCTTCTGCGGAGACATTGCCGCCAAGATGCCAGACACCTGCATATCTGTCAGGTCGTACTCCTTGCCCATCTGCTTGGCAATCTTGTTTGCACCGTCATACCAAAGCTTGCTACGGTTGCGGATTTCAGCAGGGACAGAGTTGTACAAGAAAAGCAAGTTGTTCACGATGTTCTTTTTGAACAGCGGGATCACTTGATCATCTGCAATGTCTTTTGGAATGAAGCCGTAGTCCTTGATGGCTTTGATTGTTCTGGCTTTGATGGCTGGATTTATTTCCATTGCCTCAAGGACAGCCTTCTCGTCAATTGAGTAGATGTCTTCCAGCGGATCGAACTTAGCCTTAACGCCAGTTGCGTTTTGGGTGGAGATTTCTTTCTCACCCTTCTCGGCCTTGCGAACAAAAGAGAACCGACCAGCCTCACGGCGACTGCTCTCCTGATTCATCTGAACCATCAGGTCGAGCGATTTTTCTTCGCCAACAAAATCAGTAACAGCTTTGTTTAAACGCCTAAACGCCATTGTTTGATTGCGCTTCAAGGCGTTTGGAGCTTTGCCTCTACCGCCAACGCCAACAGGTGTGGCTCGTCCGGAAGCCTCAGCTTCTGCAAGCAAAAGCTTTTCGTGCAAATCCCAAATGTTCTGTGGGATACCTTCTGGCGCTTTGGACACAGGCTCACGCTTGGCAAACTTACCTTCTGTTGTTGCTGGCGCTTTGGGCTTGTACTTGGTTGCCTCAATGCCACGGAAGATGGAGTCCGAGGTGTTGAAGCCTTGACCAGAGAAAGTGTTCTTCAGAGATTGGAAGAACTGCTTTAAACGGTACATCAGGTTACCAACCATTCCGGCGGGCAACTTGTTGTTGAAGTGTTTAAACGCTTCGGCAATGCCTTCTTCTTGCAGGTACTCGTCAAAGCCAGCCATGTCGCCGTTGTTGTCTTGGGCGTACTGTTGACGGTAACGCTCCTGAGTGTCTGGCGTGATGAACTGAGGAATCCAATCAGACTTGGCTTTGTTGGTCAGCACCTGCCACTCTTGCGGCGTAAACGCATTCAGATTCTTCAGAGCGTGGACGGTTTCATGACGCAGAGTCCCTAAGTGGTTGTCTGAGTCCAGCGCCACGGTGACAAGGTTCTGGGCGTAGTAGCCATCGGCGGTTCCGTTGCCAAGGCTGTCCATGATTTGCAGACCAGTTCCCTCTAAGCCATATTGCTTAAGTGCAGGGATTAGGGTCTTGCGAACCTGTTGCACCTTTTGCTGGACTTCAGGGGCGATGACAGGGGTTGTTAGGACTGGAGGAACGGTGTCTAGGACGGTCTGAAAGACCTGAGACAAGTCTAGCCTTCCTTGGGTATCAAACTCTTGTTTGGCGGCTTCAAATTGAGTTCTGAGCGCAGGGTTTTGCTTCAAGCCATCTGACAGCTTGAGAGCCAAAGCGGCAGATTCTTCTGGGGCTACAGTGGGTTGAACTGTTGCCGCCTCTGGAGCCAACAAGGTGGCGTTCTGTTTACCCAGCGCCTCGACTTCGGCTTGGGTGGAAGACAACTCCTGACCAAGAGGAGACGATGTATCGATAGCCCCACCAATGGGGGTGGTTGAGGTAAGTGGAGCTTTGTCTTGATAAAGCTGTTGGCCTTGAGCCAAGCCCGTATCAACAGCAGACTGTTTAAACGTCTCAGGAGCAACCCCGGCAGGTGCAATACCCTGATCGGTCAGGGTATCTGGCTGATCGGTAAGGGGGTTGACCTGATCGGTAGGGGGTCTGATACCCTGATCGGTTGGACGGGCAGGGCCTTCCAAGTACCGACCAATTGGGGCAAGTGTGCCGCCAAGCACAGCGCCGCCAATGAAACTGTCGAAATATTCTTTTCTGGCTTCTGCATCTGTGATGTTTAAACCAGCTTGCAACCGCTCAAGCGACTGCTGGGCCGCTTCGGTCAAACCTTCTCGGGTTGCCGTCTTTGCGGTAACACCGCCATAGTCTTTAAGGGTGGACATCAGCCCACGCTTGGCAATGTCTACCGCCTCTTTTTCTGCAAGGCTGATACCTGCGGAGGCAAACATCCTACGGATCAGCGGAGTCATACCCAAAGAGTATGTGTCGAGCAGTGCTTGAGGGACAGCGCCAGCAAGGAAGAGAGCCGCCAAGCAGTTCACGAAACTTTTGCCCAGTAGGCTCAAAAAAACCTTTTTCCGTTGGCTGGAATATTTCTCTTGCACGAGCTTCATGTTTGGCGCTTTCCGCCTCGGCTTCTTTTATTGGAAGAATTCCAAGCTTGCCAGCCGTCTTATAAGCATCTGCCTGTATTCTCTCTATGGATGCTTTTGCGGCTCCAGTAAGGCCAGTGTCACGCACAGACGGCTTTGCGCCACCAAGATGAGCTTGATACCTCTCAAGCAACTCTTCTTGTGTCATTCCCTCTGGAACATCTGTAATCGTTGTTCCGTCTGGCATCAAGACATTCATGCTTGCCCCTTATGGTTTTTTCAATGATATTGTTTTTGGTGATGAAGATTCTGGTTGTTTGGAATAGTAGGCATCAAAATCAATATCGGGGAATAGCAATTTTTCATAATCTCTAGCCATAGGATTATTTCGGAAAGATTTTTGCGCATTCTCAATAACCGCATTTGCTTTAGCCTCAAGCTTCTCCCTATCAGTATCTATGACTGCGTTTTTGGCTTGAGCCATCAACTCTTTGTACTGAAGCATTGGTATTTCAAAGTGTAATTCTTTTAGCCTGTCATAACTTCTCTGCAAGCTAGCCCGCTTTTGCACAAGATCGTCTGCGGTTCTGCGTTCACGTTCTAAATCCTTGGCATCTTTGTCTTGCTTTAGCTGTTGCTCTTTAAAGTCTGCCAGTCTATTTCTGTAATCAATGGTTTGATCCTGCGCCGCTTTTGCAAGCAGTGCCGCATCTTTGTAGCGCAAGACAGTGCCTTGCATTTGCAATAGCTTGGCATCTTCTGCGGCGGCTTGCTTGCGATTCTCTTGGAGCATTCCCAATCCTGCCGCCTGTCCTTTGGCAATGTTGGTCAAGGCGTTTGGAGACTCACCGCCCATTGTGGCAAGACCAGCCATGATCATTGCGTAGGCTTTGTCTTCTTTTCTTTGTTTTGCAGAAGCAGCTTTTGCCTCTTTAATTTCCTTCATCAACTCAGCGTAATCATCGTCAGGAAGACCATCCACTTCAACCTTCGGGAAAGGCTCATTTGGCGTTGCGTTTAAAGCTTCATTAACATCAGCCAGTGACTCTGGAGTCGGCCTAGACATTGCAGGAGGAGGCCCAAGTTCCGCATCTCTTTCAGGGTTTGTCTTTGAGGCTTCCCTGACTTCAGGAGTTGCCGCTACATATGGTACTTTGGTGGTAGTGATTTGAGGATTAGGTGGTTTTGCTGGCGCTGGCAGTTGTGACTGTGCCTTTTTTTGCAAAACAACGCTTTTTTCTGTCGCTTGATCTTGCGGAATAGGGCCTTCCGAGAAGCTAAATCCATCTTGCTCTGGGTTTGCGAAATTAATTATGCGACCAAGGCTATCATAAATATTTCCAAAAAAGTCTCTAAATTGTTTTCCAATCACGCTACCTTGCGGTTGTGCTTTGACAACATCTCCAGTTTGGAAATGTTTTACCTCGCCGCCAGACATATATTTCTGCATGGCTGGGCCGTGGAAAGGCTCATAGCCAAAAGCCTTCTTCATTTTCTCTGAGTAGCTTTGGGCATTGACTTCACCGCCCTCTGCATATCCT